GTCGTTTTGAGTTAAGGGTATCCAGTTACACTGTAAATTCTATCAGTTAACTTGACAACTAACGCATCGCGATCTAAGGTGGAAATTGTAACAAAATCTACTACACGTGAAAGACCTCTTTGTTGGGAGACTTTCTCAGTTAGCCACTTAGGTGGAGAAGGGAGAAGTCTTCGAATAAAACTCCAATCCAATTCTGGATTTGGGTCGGTTAAAATGTTAACAGTACGATGGCGCAAGGAAGAGATAGCCTTGGCCCTTGTTGCACTACCTACTCGCTCTGCAAAAGTTCCTTTCTCAAACGAATAAGACACTGTAGCTTCAACCAAAGCTCGCTCAATCATGGTCAAGGTGATTAACTTCACCACAGAGTTGTAATCAGTTCTGTTTAACTGATAGAAAGCCAAAATGGCCAATCTATTATCTAGAAACGTAGATCTTATCGACATCTTTCCGTCCGTATTGCGAGCAAAACTTTGGGAAGAAGCAAGTAAGGAAAGGCCTCTGTAAGAGAATGGCACATTAGAACTTTCATGTAAACGTTTGACCAGCATACCAAAGGTAGCGTAGTCCCGATAAGCCTCTGCACATAAAGTAGCGGAAAGAGGAGTAACTTCTCCTGTCTTAATAAAGTACTGTTTGCAAATCTCTACAGCACTCTTCGATTGAATGCCTTTACCTTTACCAAAGTCTGAACCGAATTGATCTTCGCGCCAAGAGCGAATAGCATCAATCCATTTCTTTCCTAAGTATCTAGTATCGTCACCAACTCTAAGAGTAACTGGTATAGATCTACCAAGCTTACTTATCTGGGGCATAGAATCTACAACTTCAGAAGCTACGTTGTAAAGAGGCCAGGAACCTTTTGTTCCTAGAGGTTGACCGCAACCCCATTTAATGGGTACGTAGTTATTAACTCTAAAAGACAAAGAACGCATCAAAAGTAACCAAGAATCACCAACAACGGGACCGAATCTAGAACCGATAACCCAAGAAATTGGAGTATCAGGAAAAAGATCGGTCGCTGCTCGTTCATCTAAGCACCCTTGGAGTGTACTATTATCTATTGAGTTAACGCACCTAAGAAAGGCTTTGCGGTGGTTAAAACACTCATTGGATTGGTCTTTTTCTAAAAGATTATATGCCCATGTATGTAAACCGCCCAAACTAAGTTGGATCCAGTAGTTCACCATAGCATAGGGTCTGTTCTTCAGTCCCTTATCCGGTTTGAAACCGATACGATTGCAAGGTAATAAGACGTCCTCTCCTTTAAACTTCTCCGCACTTTCTTTCATTAAAACGACAAGGTCTTGTTGATCAGTTATTTTACACCACTTTAACCAATGTTTAAGTGTGTCTTTATCTCTCATCAAGGCAGCAGCTTCAGCTTCAGAAACCATTAATGAGGTTTTCCTCACTATAGTTGTCTTATGCTCAAGTTGCTTCGTTATAGGATTGAAAGTTGGAAACTCACCTGTAGGGATAACACCCTTGCAGGATTGAGGACCAAACGAAGTTGTAAATAGTTTAGGACCTCTAAGTTGCCCAAGGTCTGTAGTAGTATCATACTTCGATAAATACTGTTTTGAAGCTTTGATGTAGCTTTTCCTCATGGATGAACTATTG